GGTCAAGAACATCTGAAACGTTTACGGGGAATGTTGTATGTAATTCTGGAAACCTAACTGGTGGTGGTGCTTTTTATCTGACGTCAGCAGGAGGTAAAACTCTTGTTGATTGTTTTGCAATTGATAGTGATAGGGCAGCAATAGTTTTTGAATCTGCCAATACATTAACCTTCAATAGATTTTACGCTATTGGGTGTAATAAAGACGGAGGTTCTGATGCTGGAACTGTATATAGTCCTAATGCTTATAATATAATCTTTTACGATAGCGAATTTCATTGTAATAGAAATTACGGGTTTTCGTTGGGCTCGTCTGATTATCAATTTTATGATTGCTTATTTGGGACAAAGGGAACAAATAGCATTGCCGATATATTTTGCACAACAGACGCCTACACGAAAAGTAGATTTTATTCGTGCTATTTCGGTTCAGCGACAAGAGTTGCTAATTATTTAAATATGTCTGGAGGTTCTGAGGTAGCAATGGATACTGTTAATGGAGTAACAAATAATCATATTTGGTACACCAATTCAGGAACTGGTAGATCCACTGGTGCAGGATTAGATGACACTACTGTAAGAATAGTAGACACCTTAAACGTTGGATTATACGCCGAAAATGGAACTGGTATGGTTTGGGAATTTCAAGTTTTGGCAAGACCTGCCACCTATGTTCAAGTTGGTGGTTTCGTATATGAAAACGCTACTTTTGTTGCAGATGCAGCGGCTTCAGTAAAAGTAGAATTATTTTTGCCAGATTCTACGATAGCTGACGATACTCAAATAATGGTAAAAACAGATGATTCAAGCGATAACAACTCTGTTTTCTCTGTTCAGGCATATTATTCAGGAACTGTTAACAGATATGCGACGGTAAGAATAACAGCTGTAACTGAAACTTCTGGGGCTTATGCGTATGTTGCAGATATTTTTAACGGAACAAATAACATTACAAATTTGTTGACATGGAAAGACGGCAAGCCTTCTGAAATTATGTTTGAACAACTTGGAGATGCTAGAGCTGTTTGGCAGGTTGCCACTTCAACATTAACAACTCTTGGAACTACCGGATATAATCAGGCGTCTATTAAGATATTGAACGGACGTGCTACTGCAGGTGGAGCAACCTATATAAATCTTGCATCTGAATCTTCGACAACTGATCAGTGTTATTACGAAAACATTGTAACTATTATGTCTGGACCTGGAGCTGGTCAATCAAGAATTATTGTTGACTATGACGGGGTTACCAAGAAAGCCGTGGTTGATAGAGAATGGCAAGTAAACCCAACTTCTGATTCGTTTTATACTGTTACGCCTTTTTCTGGTATTTTCTTGGCAAATGCAGGAAGAAGTCCTTTAGCAGGTGGTTCAAATTATATATATTTCAATACTTTTGCCTCGGATTTAGATGATAGTTATGTAGATTCTTCCGTGTATATTTCTGCTGGAACTGGTGCGGGGCAAATAAGATTGATTACTGATTATGACGGATTTACAAAATCAGCAACAGTAAATACAGTATGGAGCGTAATTCCAGATAATACCTCTGTATATAAGGTAATCCCTGCTGGTAACACAGTAACGGGTTCATTAACAGCGGCGGCTATATTGCAAATTCAAAATGGAATACTCGGTACGCAACTAACTCGTGGTGGAACGTGGGACACGTTTGATTCTCTAGCACAAAGAGTTATAGATACTGATATAAAAACCGACTCGATTGAAGTCGAAACAAAAAACTTTGGAGCTTATCAATTTTAATTTTTATGGAGGAAAAAGAGATTGTTGAATTAAGCGTTAAATTGGATTACGTCATCAAATCAATTGACGACCTTACCTTAATTATAAAGGGTAATGGCAAGCCTGGTTTAGCGACTGATGTTCACGATATTAAAAAATGGCACGAAAGTAATAATACTAAACTGGAAAATCTAATTTCAGAACACTGTAATAAAAACTATACGACAAAGATTTTTATCAAAGTTATTGAGTGGATTGGAATGGGAGGAACGATTATGATATTTACAAATCTTTACCAACGTTTCAGGGGGTGAAAGATGAGATGCTACAAGCCAAATGAAAGAGATTTCTGGTGTCCGTCTGAAAAGTGCAAGTGTACTCGAACATTCTGGGTGTTGCATGGAACTATTGAGAAATACACTTGCCAAGTAGTATGTTCAACTTGCGGTAATGTTATGGTTTGGAGCCTGTCATTGATTCAGTACAAGCAACTGCTCGGACTGCCAATTCACAACTCTGACCGCTAGGAGGAAGCGATGAAGATTTACTGCTTGAAGTGTAAGAAGACTACCGAGTACAAGGAAGTCGGTTCGTGCGAAACTACACACTGTCCTCTAACTGGAGAAGAAGAGCTGTGGGGACAGGTCGAGTGCGAGGAGTGCGGACGCAAGTTTATGCACATTCTCGCTAAGGGAAGTAAATGAAATGCGAAAAGTGCCACAGTTCTAAGATTGTATTTATTGGTTGTAAGAAGTTTGACGGTTGGTGCAGGTTGTTCTTGCAGTGTACGCATTGCTTGGACGTTATCCTGTATCGACACGACAACGTAAAACCCTGCCACGACTGCGACTGCTGCATCCTCAAGAGAACCTTCAATTAGCCAATACGAAAGTATTGAGCGTCAAAAAGGGAGTAGTTCACATAGCTACTCCCTCCCACCAATGTTAATTTTTTAACATATTTAATTGCTTAAGATGTTTCCTAAAATGGTTGTCGTTTATCATTTGGGTTAAGTCTTTTTGCTGGATAGCCTGACAACTATCTTTGTGCCATACGAGATTAGGGAGAAACGACTGCTCACGGCTATTGGGCTACAAGTCAAGTAGTTACGCCGTGGGCAACTATAAAAATAGTTAACAACCGTAAACCGTCATAATTATTAAGGTTTACAAAATATATGAAAATTTTATTTCCAGTAGATGCCGTTAAGTATCCGATTCTACAATTCTTTGGGAAAGTTGCCAGCGTGCAAACAACCCAATGGTATAAGGAATTAGGATTCAAGAACGGTTGGCATAACGGACTAGATTTTACCTGTCCGCAAGGGACGGAATTAAAAGCCTCGATTGGAGGTATTATTCGCAATCATACAACGAGAGACGGTAATCAAATGGTTTGGATTTATGGTATCGGCTTGGCAGTGGTTTATATGCATTGCTCACGATTTCTGAAGAAAGACGGAGAGAAAGTCCAAGAAGGCGACATAGTTGGGCTGTCTGGTGGTAATCCTGGATCTGTGGGGGCTGGTATTTATACCACGGGGGCTCATTTACACTTCGGCTTATATCCTTTAGACGCTAATGGAAATATGAGTGAGTACAACAACGGATTACAGGGGGCAATAGACCCTGCACCTTACCTCGCACTGGATTTAAAGGAAGGTGAAGTCTTTAAGAATGCGATTGAGAACAAAGTCTTTACGATTCACAACGGAAAGAAGTGGTGGATATTTGACGAGGAAACATATTTGAAATGGCGAGGTGTAAAGGTTGGGACTGAACCAATTAAAACAGTTGATTTGCTAAGCTATAATTTTTATCCGTATGGAGGAATTATCGGTAAGAAATGAGCTGAAGAAATTAGATAAGTTAAAAATACCCGACAAAGCCAAAGAAAAAATGCGTAAAAGATTACTTTATCAAATTAATAATCAAGTATGTCATCAGAGCAAAAAGGGAGAACGAAGTGTGAAGTGTATTCAGTGGTGTAAATGTTTAAATTGTGCTATAATTTTATTAATTAAATTATTAATAAAAAAAATATGGCACAGCTTAAAAACAAGGGTGGACAATTTGTAAAAACAACAGGTACAACAACTTATAAAGCAGTCCAATACCTGGGAAAAAGAATGGGTGAACACAACAGGAATTTCTGCGTTTTATTAAATATTGATAGTATCCCAAAGGGATTTGTCGTTCATCATATAAATGGAGATAAAAATGATAACGATATGTCAAATTTAGCATTAATGACTTATGGAGCACATAATAAAATTCATTCCAAGAAAAAGGTCTGGAATAAAGGAATAAAGGCTATCAATAATGAAAAGTGGAATGAAATCATTAAGAAGGCGGTAAAGTCAAGAAAAGGACATTACGTAGCAAAAAAGGGCAAAGAGGTTTATGAATTAAAGTTAGATGGTTTATCTTTCAGACAAATTTCCGTTAAACTCGGGATTTCTAGAGAAACTGCTAGTAGAAGATTACAATCATATTTAAATTTTTATCAAATAATTAGTCCTGACGATAAAAAGCGGATTGATTATTACAAAAAAATAAAAGAATTAAGATATGATAAATCAATGACTTGGGAACAAGTAGCTAAAGAAATTAATAGTACAGCAAATAAGGTTAGGATGTTTTATAAAAGATTCTTAAATATTCAATCAAACAATGTATGAGTGAATTAATTAAAGGAGATGACGCGGCTCAAAAATCTCGCACAAAATGTGAGGTCTGGAGCCGCGTCGTTTAAGTGGGGTACCTATCACCAATTTCTCGCTGGAATGCTGGGAAAAAAGCCGAGTGGAAAGACAGAAAAACTTATAAACTAACAAATGTATGAGCAAAAAATTTTCGTTGAACAAAAAAGATGGCTTAAAAATCGCCAAGGGAGCAGGAATTGCTCTAGGTGGTGCATTGCTAACCTATGTGGCTCAAATCGTCCCAGAAGTCGAATTTGGGTCTTATACAGCCCTTGTGGTTGCACTGTCTAGCGTGTTAATCAACGCTGGGTTAAAATTCATCGAGGAGAAGAAGTAAATTATGCCATTAACAAAAAAAGGTAAAAAGATTTTATCAGCAATGAAAAAAAGTTATGGTAAACGAGCAAAACAAGTATTTTATGCCAGCAAAAATAAAGGTAAGATAAAAGGTGTAGAAAAGAAAAAGAAGTAATACAATGTAATACAATGTAATACAAACTTGTATTATTATTGTTATTGTGATATACTTATAACAGTCCATAGTAATTTTTTTCAGCAAGAAAGGGATGTTCTAGCATAAGCATTCCTTTTTTGTTTGTGTATAAGTCTGTTTACGAAAGAATATTTATATGATATTATGTAGGTATAAACGCCGACGATTAACTAATAATAATAAAACTATGGACGACAAAAATTTCAATCCTTACTTACCATGCGACAGACAAGACGCTGACGAAGAATAGTATGAAGTATTTTGAACAAAAGTGGTGGGGAGCAAAATTAAGGTTAGCTAACAAGCTAAAGATGATACAATCAAGAAGAGAAACACTAGGAAGAATGTATATTAACAGAAGATATTACGAGATGTCGCTTGATGATTACATACGGAAAGATGGTTATTTAAATTCATTGTATATACAAGCCGACCATATTGTTATCTATTTAAGGAATTTGCAAAGAATAAAATTTGAAGTATAAATTTTATCTTAAAAAGACGTAGTTACAGCACAATACGTCTTTTTTTGTGGATAACTTATTTTTGCAATAAATAAAATATGTTATAATAGATATACAAAAATATGCCCAAAAAGAAAGATTTAATTAAAAGACTATTTGCCAGTGCGACCTTACTCGTAAAATCGAGTAGCACCTATCTTTCGGTGTTGGGCGGTCGTTCTGGTGAATAGTTTTTTTAATTATATGAATGAGTTTTATGCTAGTTCATTAAAAAGGACTACATTTAATTGTTGCCAAAGGGCAGCTATCCTTATTTCTGAAGAAGAACAGTTCTTAAATGTGAAGTGCCATTGTGGGAAACACTATAAAATATCAAAAGGTTGGTTTATTAAAAAATACAATAAAGAGTTTAGAAAAAAGAGGACAACTTTATTTATCTTGAAACTTTACGAAAAACAGGGTGGTTTGTGTGCCTATTGCAAAAAAGAATCCTAGATGTTTGCAAAAAAATGTTGAAATAGCAATAGACCACATAATACCAAGGAGTCTTGGCGGAACTAACAATGAAGGAAACCTGTGTCTTTGTTGCAAAGCGTGTAACAGCCGTAAAAAAGATAGAATAATAAATAACAATTAAATAAAACTATGGCTCAAAAAAGAATGTTTGACCGATCGGTAATAGACAGAGATGTTTTCATGGATTTACCAATGACAAGTAAGGCATTGTATTTCTTACTTGGAATGGAAGCAGATGATGAGGGTTTTGCTTCACCAAAGAAAATAATGAGAATACATGGAGGGAATGAAGATGATTTAAAAATATTGATTGCAAAAAATTTTGTTATTCCTTTCAACAGTGGTGTGATAGTTATTACTGATTGGACAAAAAATAATTGGCTAAAAACTGACCGTATAAAGCCAACAATGTATCAGGAAGAGAGACAATTATTAGATTTTGATAAGTTTGGGCGGTATTATTTGACAGAAGGTTCAAAAAATGTCCGACTTCCCAGAGTAGAGGAGAGTAGTATAGAGGAGAATAGTTCCGTGGCTAAAGCCACTTTGTCTTTTGGTGGACGAGAAAAAATTAACCTAGACGAAATATGACATACGCACAAAAAACAATGCACCGATTAGCTTATCATTATTTGCAGGTAGCTGGTATTGAGATAGCACCAGGCGAATGTTACGATGCAAACAAGATAGCTAAGGGTTTATCGAAAATTTACAATGAATGCGGAAAAAACGAAGAGGAAGCAAAAAGACGAATAACAGAGGCAGGAGAGTATTTTAACTCTAAAGGGTTGTCGTGGACTCCTGAAGCTGTTTGGAGAGATTGGGAGTTGATAAGAAGTTGGAAAAAGAAAGAACAAAAAGAGGTTAAAGATATAAGCGAACGTAGAATTTTATAAAAAATAAAAACGGAGGTATGCAAAAAGACTTGTCACAACTCTACAGGCCAGATGTAGAGAAAAACGTAATCGGTATAATTTTGGGAGGAAAGAGCAAATTTATCGAGGTGATGGATTTGCTTGAGGCGGATGACTTTTATAACACAAAAAATCAAAACATCTATAAGATAGCAGGTAAACTTTTTGCGTCTGGTAAAGAAATAGACATGTTGTCTGTCAAAGAATTGGCTGATGCAGAAAAAATTGATGTTGGTGGGTATGTTTATTTGTCTGAGTGTTCCGGAGGGATTATTACATATTCTAACTTCGTTCGGTTGGCAGAACAGATTAAACAGTATTCTATAAGGAGACAGATAGTTAAGGCAAACTACGAGAACATAGAACTTGCTTTCTCTGAAGACACGGAGATTGAAAATGTTATTGCTGGATCGCAAAAGTCTGTAATGGATATTAATTTGGTAAAGACTCAAGATGATAGTGCAATGGCTATTATGCCAGAAATTGAGGCTATACAGATTGAATATCAGGAGAAATACAAAGAAGGGAAAAAATATTTGGGTTTTGAGAGTGGTTTTTCAAAAATCGACCAGATAATTGATGGGATTAGACCATCGCACGTTTGGGTGGTTGGAGCGTTTACATCTGTTGGTAAAACTCAATTTTCTTTAAATGTGGTTAATCGGGCAATAGAGCAGGATATTCCAACCGCCGTAATTAGCCTAGAAATGAGCCGCACAGACACGATTTCTCGTCTTGTGGGTATTCGAGCCAATACAAGCTCAATGAACGTTCTAAAGGGCAAATTAGACGAACGAGAGCTATATGAGATAGAAAATGCCAAGGGTTTCGTGGCAAGTAAGCCTCTATATGTTCATACGACCTATTTTGACATAGAGAAGATTAAGATGATTATCCGCAGAGATTTTTATCAGTTCGGCGTTAAGTTTTTCGTTCTCGATTATGTCCAGAACATAGTCAATGAGAAAAACAAACGAGAATATGAGACGTTGACGCAGTCTGCGGTAGAGATTCAGGCGTTGGCTAGAGAATTACAGGTTTCAATCTATCTAGTTTCGCAGATCAGCAATGAAGCAGAAAAGGGTGGTGGTGCTGGTGCTGGGTTTAAGGGGACTGGTGCGCTTGAGGCTGTTGCAGATTTGGCTATTCGGTTGAAGAGAGATAAGCAGAACGAAAACTCAAACATGGAATATGTGCCAGTTAAAATCATAATCGCAAAGAATAGGCATGGATTCACTGGGGCAATAGAGGATTATTCAATGTGGCTGAAAAGTGGGAAGTTTGAGATAATAAATGCTAAAAAAGTTGGAGATGGATATGTACCAGTCAAATAGCATTAGGGGAATTTCCTTTTGTAAAAAGTGCCATAAGTTCGGAGCAGAATACGATTATACGAGTAGAGAAAATTTTGGGATATACGAAAAACTAATTTATTGCCCTAAATGTGGCTATCTAAATAAAAACTATGACAAAAAAAAATAAAATGTAAGTTTTGTTCGTGTAAAGATGCTTGGATTTCGCTTGAAGACGGAAGTGTTTTAGTTGTTTGTCCGAACTGTCAATCTAAATATCCATACAGCACGCAGCCAAAGGCTTAAAACCACGCCTAGAAACGATTTAAAATTAAAACTGATATAATTTATCACATTGACAAAAAGTTGTTAATACAACGCAATTTAGAGCCTAGTTATAAACTGTGCATAACTCAGTATTGACTATTCGTCGGCGTAGATATATAATAAAAATATAATAAATAATGAAAAATTTATGGACGAAACAACGCAAACAACTAAACCTGCGCAAAAGATTAAAAAGGAAGAGAAAAAAACTATTTATCAAAAATTACTAGAAGTTCAAAAAGAAGTTGGGGTTATTCCCAAGGAACAGATAAATCCGTTTTACAATTCTAGTTATTTCGACATCAACCAATTATTAAAAGCAATTAAGCCGGTATTAAGTAAGCAGGGATTAGTTATATTGCAACCTATTATCGGGAACAGTCTAGAAACACAGATTATAGATTCCGATAGTGGGGATAAAATAACAAGTTCAATAACATTGCCAGAAATAGCAGATCCGCAAAAACTTGGTGGAGCAATAACATATTTTAGGAGATATTCATTGCAATCGTTTCTATCATTAGAAGCGGAAGATGACGATGAAAACTCAGTAACAAACATACCAGTAAAAGAAGAATCCAATATTCAGACGTGTCCGTTTTGCAACAAACAACATACTGGTAAATATGCTTTATGTTATGACTGCTGGAAGTCTGGACAAAGCACAAAAGTAATAGCAAATCCAGAGAAAGCACCTTTTTAATATGGATATACAACCAATAAAAAATGAAGTAGAGATGTTTTTATATGAAAATCAAGAAATAGCAATAAATAATAATGAAGATTATCTGAAAGCAGGCGATACAGTAAAATCAATCAGATTAAGAATACAGACTATCGATTCCAAGCGTAAAGAATGGACGAAACCGCTAGATGAAGCAAAAAAGAGAATAATGGAAGACATAAAAACATTAATTGAACCATTGGAAAAGCTAGAAAAAGACATAAAAGACAGAATGATTATTTTTTATAAGATAGAGCAAAATAGACTCAATGAGGAGCAAAAACGGATTGAAGAAGAAGCGAAAAACAGAATTATAGAAAGTGGAGAATTAGAAGCTATTGTTCCGGTTGTAAACGATATAAAGACGCAAAATGGAGAATTTGCAAAAACAACAGTAAGGAAAGTGTGGGTATATGAAATAGAAGACTTGGATAAAATACCGAAAGAATACTGGATTATCGATGAAAAACTTATTAAAGAGGCTATAAGAAATGGAGCCAGAAAAATTGACGGATTAAAAATATATCAAAAAGAAAACATAACAACTAGATAATATGAAATATAAATTTGGTTATAAGTGGGCTAAAAAACAAAAAGAAAAAGAACTAAAAGAAAATTTAATAAAATTATTAAAAGTATGAAAAGAACAAAGAGAGTAGAAATCAGATTTACAGAGAAAGAGTATTTACGAGTTAAAAGAGCGGCAAAGAAATTAAAAATATCAATGTCAGAGTTTTTTAGAAAATTAGTTTTTTAACTGCTAACTTCGTGCGATTAGTTGCTGAATAGCTTTAACAAATATTGTTAGAGGTGATTAGTCGCACGAGTCTGCGGTTTATCAGTGGTGAAAATTTTTCACATAATTAGTTTATGGCAATGCGGTGAGCCCGCTTCCTTTAATAAATAACAAAATAAAACGTATGCCAACAATGCAGTATGTTCAGCCGACAGAAGAACAAAAAGAAATGATGCAGAAATTTAGAGATTTATATCAAGCTCTTTATGATGAAGTCTCAAAAGTAGAAAAAAGTCGTGGTCAATCACTAGCTTTAACAAACCTAGAGCAGAGTGCTTTATGGTTAAACAAGGCTATAACTAAAAACGACTAAATAAAAAGTCTGCTGGGTGGCGGAACTCTTTAAAGACGCTAATGGCGGCTAAGAAAAGTTTATGTGTCGTCCTCGTAGCCAATCGTAGTGGTTATTCTTTTCGTGCGTAGGGTGGAAGTCCATCGCCCAGCAGAGTAATTTTAATCAGCGGACGTTGGACGCAAGTCCCGTTCTGTTCAAACAGAAGAAACGTCCGTTGATTAAAGCTAATTATCTAAAATAAAAACTATGACACCAGACGAACGAATAGAAAAAATAAAAATATATCTACAAGACTTATTGATTATGGTTGCAAGTGATAAGTGGAGTGGTGAAACTCTTAACAAGTGTCTTGAAGATATTAAGAAAATTTAACCTATATGTGGAGGGCAATATACGAAACAAACATCTATTGGCATCTACTAGGCATACGTCCAGATTATCCGATACACACGGGAATAAACCAGTTCTGTAAAAGGTGCGGACAGTTTAACACTTGGAAGGCTACGAACGTGTTTACTGGAATATCTAAAAAAATATGCAGGAGTTGCGGAAAGGTTAGAGATTTATGATAGAGTGGCTACTTTATTTTATATTGGGGATTCTAGTGTATAAAATTATAAAGTTTCTTTTTACAGAACTTAAAAACTTAAAATAAAAAAATTATGAAATATAGATGTATTAAATGTGGTTGTCTTCTTAGAGGAAGAATGTGTGGTACTAATGCAATGATTATTCAAACAGCAGACGGATTATGTGATTTTTGCAGCATTATGTCCGAATCTAAATCAAAACAAAACGAACCACTAACTCTCTACAATGCCCCTGTGGGGACGATAATATATGTTGATGAAACTAGTTACCAATGTAAAATTTTAGCAACTTTAAATGAGGGGTTGGATAGAGTTTTACTTCTTTCTTGGCACAAAGACCATAAAAAATCTGCAGATTGGCAAACAGCAAAAGAACTTGAAGAAAATGGTTGGAAAGTCGTCCAACCAAAACCTAAATGCAAAGAATGCGGAAGGGAGTTGGAGTAGTATGGTGTTTATTTTAAAATATCTATTTATTATTTCTTCCATTGCCGTAGTAGTTCTTCCAAGCGCAATTGGTTGGTGGTATATATCTTCTGGTAATCAAGCATTCTCTGTCCCATTTGAATATTGGATCATACCTTTCATTTATTTATTAGTATTTACTGTTTTAATTTTTTATAAATAAGTATGACCTGCCCACAATGCGGTGAAGAGATGACGGAAGTTGCTTTTTACCGTAACCTTAAAATTACGAAAGCGACTAAAAAAGACCCGATTATTTCCGAAAGACCATTTATTTGGAAAAAACAGTGTCCTAAATGTAAAACAATTAAAGCTGAATAATATGTACAAAACAACAAAAAATCACCCCTATCTGAAAGAGGGGTTAAAGATAAAATTCAAAAAAGAAGAGCTTAGCACAAGGTCAATCATTTATCTAAGAGATGAAGATGACCTTATTGCATACGTTATGACCGACCACATTGTTGACCACCCAGACTGGTTTGAAGAAGTAGATGAAAGATGGAAGCCGCAAAAAGGAGAATTATATTATTTTATAGGTTCAAACTTGGAAGTTATGGGAACTGGATTTTATTCAGCAGTTGACCAAGAATATTATGCAATAGGTAATTGCTTTAGACTTATAGAAGAAGCCGAAGAAAAAGCTAAACAAATCAGAGAAATTCTTAAAAAATAGGTATGCAATATAAAACTACCAGAAACCACCCTTATCTACCAGAAGAAACAGAATTGGTTAAATTAGAAGACGGAAGTTATCAGTGTGGCAATGCAAACGTAAAAATAAGCGATGAGGAGTTAAAAATAAAAGAGTGGTACGATGAAATTAAATAAAAAGTTATGAACAGTTTAACTTTTACCGCCGAAGTAAAACGTGGTATAATAGATATATCAAAAAAGGTTAGTTTTGATGACGGAGAAGTTGAGATTGTTATCAGGAAAAAGAAAAATACACGGACAGAAAAGCAGAATAGAGCATTGCATTTATGGTTTACAATGCTCGCAGAAGCGTTAAACGATGCTGGATATGATATGAAAAAGACTCTTAGACAAGATGTGGATATTCCTTGGACTTCAACAACAATAAAAGAGAATCTGTGGAGACCAGTTCAAAAAGCGTATTTTGATGTGCAAAGCACTACAAATCTTGAACGCAAGCAGATTGATAAAATATTTGATGTTATCAACAAGACTGTTGGAGAGAGAACTGGTGTGTATGTTCCTTTTCCTTGCGAAGAAGAGATGAACAAGATATATGTCGGATAAAAAAACAAGGTTAAAGAAAAAAGCCGATAGGGCAATGCAGCAGTATTATATTAAGTTAAGACCATTCTGTTTAGTCTGTGGAGCACCAACGTCTTGCCAGCATCATTATTTTCCGAAGAGTATGTCCTCGGTTTTAAGGTATGACGAGGAAAATTTAATCCCTCTTTGTGCAGGATGTCATTTAGGTGTTCACAGTAAAAGCAATCCAAACATCAATAAATGTATTTTAGAGAAGAAAGGGATGGCGTGGCACGATGATCTTGAAAGAAGAAGACACGCAATTTTCAAAGATTCGATTAAGTATTATGAAGATATAATTAAAAAATATGAAATGCGATAACTGTCAAATAACTTGTACTGGTAAAAAGCTGAAAGAATTAGGCTTTAATAAAATTAAGTGTCCAAATATGAATAAATCAGAAATGATGAAGGAGTTTAATAAAAAATACTGGTCGAGCATAAAAAAGGAAGAAAGATCAGAACAGATGCGTAATTTATCAATTATAAGATGGGAAAAGTATAATAAAAAGAAATCCACAGTTAAGAAACTTGCCAGTAAATAATAAAACATTGTATAATATATACAGATAGACTATTTAAGCGGCAGCAAGTAAGCAATAATTCGTGCAATAATATGCAGGAGTTGTTGCTTAAGTGGTCTATGACAAAGACAACTTCAGACATTGAAATAAAAGGGAAAGTATATAAAGCAGAACTAGGCGTAAATGAAGACGGCTGGTTTATTAAATTATCAGATAAAAAAGAAAGTGGTTACGATGACCATATAGGAACTTATTATTACCAAGCATCAAATACGACAAGGAGTAAATATGAAAGGAGAAAGAACAGATTTGCCGCCAAAAACTTGGCTGGAAGAAATGATTGAAAGAGAGAGTTTGCCTCAGACTCTAAGGACGGAAACAGTAGAGTCTTTTTGTGCAAGAGCTGGTATCTCCATAGGAACTTATTATTACCAAGCATCAAAAAAAGAAAACCAAGAGAAAATACTAGAATTATCTTTAAATATAGCTAAAAGAGAAGTCCCAGAGGTTTTAAAAGTTCTATTAGACAACGCTAAGAAAGGAAAGGATAAGAGTATTGAGATGTATTTAGATTACGTGTTGAAACTAGCCAAGAACCTAGATTTGAAATCAGACGGCAAAGAGTTGCCACAGCCGATTCTATATGCCTTATTCAATAACAACAGCGACAAAAAAGATAGCGAGTCTAAAGAGGAGAATCAGAGCAGTGGCAGGGGGGACGAGTGCATCAAAGACAATATCAATTCTCCTATACTTAATACACTTAGCACAAACGGACAAGAAGCCAACACTAACGAGTGTAGTGGCGGAGTCTGTCCCACATCTTAAACGTGGAGCAATAAGAGATTTCAAGAGTATATTACAAGAGCAGAGATATTGGAAAGACAAACAATGGAACGAAACAGATCACATATACGAATTTGAGAACGGAAGTAAGATAGAGTTTTTTTCTTCTGATAACGGAGATAAATTAAGAGGAGCAAGAAGAGATAGATTGTTCATCAATGAGGCGAATAACGTAGCAAAAGATGCTTTTGACCAGTTGGAGGTTAGAACAAAGGAGCTTGTATTCTTAGACTGGAATCCAACAAACACGTTTTGGTTTTATGATGATGTAATTGGAAAAAGAGAAGACGTGGAATTTATAACATTGACTTATTTAGATAATGAAGCACTAAGCCAAGACATTAGAGAGGCAATAGAAAGACGTAAGGTAAATAAAAGTTGGTGGCAAGTATATGGATTGGGACAACTCGGAGAGGTTGAAGGTAAAATATATAAAGATTGGCAGATTATAGAGGAAATACCACACGAGGCAAGACTTGAACGATACGGATTGGATTTTGGATATTCAAATGATCCAACTGCTATTGTAGGAATATATAAATATAATGGTGGATATATCCTAGACGAGGTTACTTATCAGAAAGGACTGTCTAATAAACAAATAGCTGATATATTGCTTAATCAACCTAAAGCGTTGGTTATAGCTGATAGTGCCGAGCCTAAAAGTATAGATGAGATAAAGTTATACGGAGTAAACATAATACCAACAGTTAAAGGAAGAGATAGCATAAGACAAGGAATCCAATATGTGCAAGACCAAAGAATAAGCATAACAAAGAGAAGCACAAATTTGATTAAAGAGTATAGGAATTATTTATGGCTAAGAGACAAAAGCGGAAAGATATTAAATGAACCTCAAGATTATCTAAATCATGCGCTAGATGCTTCTAGGTATGGACTAACAAGTTTTAACATTCAGACATTTAGACCATTATCAGGAGGAGGAAATAATATTTATATATGATTAGTAAATACGTTAAGCAAATTATAGACCATGCAGAAAAGGTAATAACCTTATCTGTCGGTAAAGGTAAAAACAAGAAATCGTTAAGTTTCAATTATTTTGAAACACTTAATAGAATAAACCATTACGTTAATAATGAATATTTAGATGGAAGCCACGATATCTTCTGGCAAATAGCAAATCCAAGAGTTGTCCATACAGCTAAGAACATTGATTTAGACACTAAAGATTTATACCCGTATGCGGATGGCGATGTTTCTTATCTGCAGACATGGATATTAAAAATGAAATTTTACCGATGGTTAGAAGATAACCATATGGCACTGCTTCTTAATTCAAGAAGTATTGGAATATCGGTATATGGTTCATATATCTGGAAAGTGTGCAAAAACAATGGCAAAACAGAACTTGAAGAAGTTAATTTGCAGAATATCTATTTTGACCAGACGGCAAAATCAATTAGAGAAGTTGATAAAGTACAGTTGCATACATTGACAGAGGAAGAGTTGAAGGCAAAGGCAGATGTTTGGGAAAATGTAGAAATGGTTGAATGTGAAGACGGATCTGCTGAGATATGGGAATTTTGGGGAAATTATGATGGTATATACAAGCAGGTAATTGGTTGGGGGTATGGAGATAATTGTGTCATTCTTTATGAGAAAGACGAAAAAGAAGATAATGACCCATATTACGATTATCATTTAGGAGAATATCAGGGAAGATGGTTAAGAGTTGGAGTTGTTGAAAGACTGTTTGATTTACAGGTAAGAGCTAACCAACTTGTTAACCAGAACGCAGAAGCGTCAAGAATAGCGTCATTATTATTATTGAGAACGGCTAATCCGGAACTTGTTGGCAATGTTTTGCAAGACGTAGATAATGGTGAGATTATCAATTCCGATGATTTACAACAGATTGGTATAAATAATGTTTCATTTAATAACTTTGTTGCTGAATTAAGAGAGATTGAGAACAAGGCAGACCAATTATGTTTGACTCCCAATGTTATTACTGGCGAACAGTCTCCAAGCTCTACTCCGTTCAGGAGTTTGGCAGTTACAACAAATGCCGCAAAGTCTGCATTTAGATTGATAAAAGAATCAATCGGAGAGTCAACTGGCTATTTATTGAAAGAACGTATTTTCCCAGAAGTTGTTAAAGAGTGGAACAAAGGAGAAATATTTGAATTATCAAGAGATGAAGCTGATATAAAATATTTTGAAAAACAGTTGAAGAAGTTGGCAAAGTATAAAACTTTTACTGAAAATGTGTTAAATGGGAAGTCTGTATATCCTGAGGATATGGAAATGGTGGAGAGGACAATAATGGAAGGGTTGGAAGAGATGCCAAAACGCATTGAGATACCGCCAAATTTCTTTAATTTCAAATTTCATATTAGGACAAACATTACAGGAGAGGCGATTGATAAAACGCAAAGGAATGATGCTTTATATAATGTTTTAACTTGGATACAGACAAACCCTCAAATTGTAAATATTCCATATTTTAGACAATATTGCGAAGAGAATGGTATAGATTATTGGAGATTGACTCCTGAACAGTTGGAAGCTGTAAAAACATCAAAGACACCTGCTCCAATGGCGCAACCAGATAAATTATTAAGTGCAATAGACACTGAATAATATGATTAAAAATTGCTCAAAGTGTGGGGCTTCTTATTCTGATTCTGATGATGAATACTGGTGTGAGTGCGGAGATAAGAATGCAGAGTTCGATGGAGTTTGTTGTTTCTGTGATGAAAAGTCTAAATATCACATAGATAGATATAAAAATTTTTATGGAAATAAAAGACTTATTACAAACTAAAGCCTGGCAAGACATAGAGGGCATATTTTTTGAAGAAATAGACAAGATGAAGCGAGATATAAACACGAAAGATAAGGAAATATCAGAGATTGGCAAGCAGTATGTGGCTAGGAGAGAAGCTGAAAAGATTGTTATGAGCGCACTAAACAGAATAAGACGATATGGGAAAGAATTAAAAACATCAGATATAAGCTACAAGTAAACAACTTAAAGAATCACCTTGCTTGATGATAAAGCGCTAGTCATTAAGGGGCTTGGTGATTCTACCTCTTAAAGGCTAGAGCCTCGTCATTAAGACGGGGCTTTTGAGTTATCACATCTCTTAAAAGTGAATTTAACCTTATTCTTTATGGAAAAAGAAAACGTCCAAGAAGACTTGGAATTAGAGGAGACAACCTCTCAAGAAACCGACAACGAACAAGTCGATAACACACAGGAGGAAGAAACTGATCAGGAAGAAAACGAATCGGTTGAATCCTACAAAGCTCGAGTAGTTGAGTTAGAACAGAAAAACAAGGAATTGTTTGCTCGACTAAAGCGAGAAGAAAAGAAACCTTTAAAAAAGACTAACACAGAACCGATTGCTGATCTTGATCTATTTGAATTTTTTTCTCAAGGTGGAAGCCGAGAAGATTACGAGCAGTTGCAAGTAATTATGAGAGGTAAAAACCTTTCAATGGCAGAAGCCAAAAAAGATGCTTTGTTTGAAGCGTATCTGAACAAGAAAAGTCAAGACAAAAAATCAGAGCAAGCACAATTAAACTCAAGACGAGTTGTAACGCAGGACACAAAGTTCAAGACTGGGCAGACTCGTGAAGAACATAAGAAGGCTTGGTTAGAGAGTATTAAATAGACAAGTAGGCTAGGTTCATTAAACGTATGACAGCAGGACTTGGTAATAGTCATCAGAGTACTACCACCCTTGCTACAATGATTCCTGAGATTTGGGGAGAACGAATCAACGATTTCTTCTATCAGGAATTAGTCTTTGCTCCTTTCTTCATTGATAGAAGCGAAGAATTAGTAGAAGGTGGCGATATTTTACACACTCCGACAATGGTTGAGATGAGTGCAACCGCAAAGTCTAACGGTACAGCAGTTACATTAAACGCTCCTACTGAATTATCAGCAGATTTGACCGTTACAACTTGGTACGAAGTTTCTTTCATTATTGAAGACTCAGAGGCTTCTCAGGTAAAACGTTCTTATAATTTGATGGAAGTTCAGGCAAAGGGTGCTGCTAAGACAGTTGCAACAACATTGGAAGCAGCTATTGCCGCTTTATTCGACAATTTCAGCTCTTCTGTTGGTGCTTCTACGGAAACATTGGCAGACTCTTCTATCCGAAGTGCTATTGCCACATTGGAAGCAAACACAAAGTCTCCTATTGATCCGAATGACACAGCTTTCTTTGTAAAGCCATCTGTATTCTGGAATCAAATTCAGGGATTAGACAGATTTGCATTGGCGCAGAATGCTCCTATCAATGACCCAGCGGCAAAAGTTCCAGCAGGTTATTTGTATGGCATTCCTGTCTATCGTTCAGTCAACGTGGCTTATATCTCCGGATCAACTGGTGTGTATAACTGCTTGGCTAAGAAAGAGGCTATTCATTGGGCAACAAGACCGTTCCCAGTTTATGGCGACAATGGAATGGTTGGTGCTTATAATGTTCGTGTTCAATCAACTTATATCCCAGAATACTTGGGTGTATTGACCACTGCAGATGTCTGCTATGGTGTAGTGATGAACCGATCAACAGCTGGCGTAACAATCAAAACAAG